TTAGGGCTTACCTTATGAAACTGTCCGTTTATTTTCTTCCAGTTCCATTGAGTCGGTTCCCAGCCTATCGTGTAAAGAAATTCTTTAAGATGTTCTTGGTTACCTAGCCTTGCCTCAACTGTTTCTTGTCTTTGAAACTCTTCCCCAGGTTTTATTGGGGGATTATCAGATAAAGCATCAGACACATCAACATAGCGCCCAAGATAGTCGCTGAGTAGCCTTGCAGAAACAGCGGTGTATTCTCCGTTCTTCTTGTATTTAGCTGTCTTCGGTTCTTTGTCGATTGTAATCGTAAGTGTTCCAAGCTTTGGTTCGACTCTTCTTTCGATATCATTCACTTCGCCTTTTATTTTAGTTATAGTACTGTCCAGTAGTTCTTCGTTTATTTCCCAACCATTCCTTATCTGCTCACTAGACCAGTAAGCCATCTGATGCTCGATATTAATTGCATCATCATAGTTAGGGTTAGTCTTCTTAACTTGTTCATACTCTTTCATAAGCATATGATACACAGCTATGTTAGCATCAACATCTGCTACACAGTATTCTACCATATGATCAGAGTAGTTATCAAAGCCACCATCATAATCCATCTTCTGTTCTTCTCCTGCTTGTATAGCAAGAGCCTTAAGACTATGTTTTCTAAATGTTTTCTTACGATGGAAGTCATTTAGCCTTGAGTATATTACCGTATCAATTATCTTGTTACGATCTATAGCGTATCCAGCTACCTTATCTAACACTACACGGTCATATCTCATACCGTTGTGTGCTATAATACCTGTAGCATCATCTAATAACTTAAATGATTCAGATAGGTTAGGGTACTTATCATCATGGTCACTGAAGATATGTAACTCTTTTGTATCTAAGTTACGCATTACTGAAACCCATATTGTGTCCGCTACATCTTGGAAGCCATTCGCTTCGATGTCCCACGCATATATTGTCATAGTGTTTCCTTTAAAATAATAGTTCTAATCCAATAACAACACCAGGATTGATGTTGTTATTTCTTTTTTCAACTCCAGGAGTTAATAATAAATTTATATTATCCCCTAGCTTATAACCTAGTCTAGCATAAGGAAGTGTTTCCTTGTAAGAGTAACCATGTACTAATCCACCTTCAATAAAAGTTTTTTTAGTATCATATCTAAGACCTATATATGGACTTATGTTACCCTCACTATTAAGGAAAGCACCTGATATAACTTGGTTCTTTTGAAATCTTACATGAGGATGTACTTCATTGTAAGAATTATAAAAGCCTATGTGCATAGTGAATACTATACTGTATGCTATTAACAATTTCTTCTTATGAAACATTAACTCTGCGACGGTTATTCTTTATGTAAGATACCATTGCTTGAGTTATATTAAACCTATGTGCTATTATTTTCTGAGGGATAGTAGTTTCCCTTGTTATTTTTCTTATCATTTTAACATCATAGTTATCTAGTTTCCAGTAAGTCATGTTTCTTTTCCTGTCTCTTTGGGGATGTATTTAATTCCTGCAATGTTACCATTGTAGAATTTTAATTTACCTTCATTACATCTCATTGTTAATACGTCAAGCTTATGTTGAAAGTTAGCTTCACCATAAGACAAGCCGCCTCTGGTTTGATATAGTCTTAGCACTAAGAAATTAAAGTTCTCATTACCATGTTTAGCTATATCTAGGTTTAGTTCGGCTGAAGACCCTGTATATGTCTTCCAATTAGTCTCAGTACCGTACCTATAATTCGGAACTTTGACTCCCTTTCTTTTATAATTCTTTTTACCGCCGTGTAAAAAGTTTTTCTTGCCTACATAATACTTATCATCAATAGCATTATGTATGACATATACAAAACCATGAAGACCCACAGGTATAATAGGATTATTACTAATCCAGTGACCTTGATCTTCATGGTTACTACCAACTTTAATTAAGCCTTTAAGATCTGTATATTTAATCATAGTACTCTACAACAGCATCAAGTGCATCTTGCAAATCATAGTGTACCTCTGTAGCATAAGTGTAAATGAATGGATGTTTAAATTGATCAGGATCTACTAAAGCTATAATGATCTTATCCCATTGATAAGCTTGAGCTACTTCCATTACTGTACCCCACTTCTTTCCTGGCATTGAGTCTCTTAGATCAGCTAATATTACATGTGATCGTTTGATATCAGCCATATCTTGATATGTAATACGCTTAAGCTTATTGTATGTAGATATATCATCATCTGCTTCTTGATCGTGAATAGGTGCACGTCTTGTAGGGTGTAAGCATCTAATGTCAAAGTCATCTAAGAAATTAGCTGAGTATTCACGCCACTTATTCATGTCTATATTACTAACATGTTCCATTGCACCTGCGGTATAAACAAAATCTTGTTTCATTACTTATTACCTTTCTTTCTCAAAGTAAATCTGTTAGCCCAGAGAACCTGAGCCAACTGTGTTGTATAGTAACTAACGTTATACGTAGGAAGGATCCATGCGGACCCATTCCTAGTATCAACTCTAATTAATTTCTTCTCCATTAGAAGTCTTCACCTGCCCCTTCATAAGCAACATAGTCTGTTACTTGTAAGGCAACTAGCATAGCTGAGACACCTGATTTACCACCAACATTCCAGTCATAAGAGAATAATTTGATATGACCTTTAGTGCCATTACCCATATTCTTTATTTTACTTGGAGCCATTTCCTCTTTATCTAAGTCAATAACTTTAGGTGGATCTTGCTCTTCTCCGTTAGCTTTAATTGCTTTACGTTTAATGTTAGCATACCAGGTTTTGTTCTCACCTGACTTCATCTTAATACCGCTACTCTCTAGTTGAGCTTTGGTTGCTTCATTGTCCGTAACAACTTGCACGTCCCATTGGAGTGTACCAAATGGAGAATGTTTATCAACTAGTTTAGCCCAGTTAAATGTTACGTCTCTTACTACCATTACTTGATTAGCCATTATATTATTCCTTTTCTAATGGATTGTTATTGTATCAGAGTGTAGCTCTACAATTATTTGTAGCACTATTTCTTCTACATTATCAGAGTTAACTTCATTGTTAACACTAATTTCGAATAGCTCTGTCATTACAAAGCTAGTTTTATCTTCAAAGACATCCCAGAATACAGGGAAATCTTCGTATCCGTTTACTGACAGATACTTGTAATTAGCTATGGGAAATCTTACATTATCTCTCATCTTGCTTTTTGATTACTTCAACAAGGTAATTAGCATACCATTGTATCTTTAATGCGTCCTGTTGTTTAGCATCTTTCTTACCAAGACGTATACTATACTTGAGTATTTGACCTACTAAGTGTGATTCAATACCTTTATGATGAGCAAGAATATAGTTCATAAGATCCATATACTCTAAGCCTTCAGGATAGTTACCTGCAGGTATTACTTTATAATGAGCAGGATTAATAATATTATCTTTAACTCTCTCATTCATATCTTTAAAGTCACCATGAAAGTCTGTTGGTTCTTCTTCCATTAACTCTCTTCCTTTCTCTCTGTCGTAAGTTATTAGCTCATCCATGACATCCATTCTTTCTGTCTCAGTTCTAGCATGAGTTAATCTTTGTACTATGTTAGCACGGTTCATTTAATTTCCTTCCTACGAAAATAGCGTTCCCTTTTAATAATGGACTATACATTTAGATATTAAGTCCTGCCATCATTGTTCTCTTTTGTCTTGCTCTCATGGTACGTTCAGCCCAAGAC